TTTCGAGGAAGCTACCGCCGCGACGACCAACTAGGATGACGTTGCGTAGGAAGTAGGGGTCAACGATGACATCAAACTTCTTGCTGAGTGAGCCGACCTTGAGAGCGCCGATGGAGCCCTTCTCGTCGGTGTGAGTGACGCTTGCACGGAAGCCGGCGGTGAACTCAAGGATGTTGGCAACTTCGGGTCCGCAGACGACGAAGTTAGCACCACCACGTAGAGTCTTACGGTGGATCTGAGCAGAGACATCGTTGATGGTCTCAACGAGGGTCTCGTACCACTCACTGACAGTACCGGTGAAGTCGGGAGCCTTAGTGCTGGCACCAATCTCTACGCCGTTAGAATCAACGAAGAGACCGGGGGCGCGAGACCAGTAGCGAGTAGCGGCAGTAGCGCCTTCAACGAGGTCAGCAAGGATCTCACGGTCAATCTCTAGAGCAATCTGCTCGGAGAGAAGACTGGTAAGCTCAACCTCTGCATCCAAGTTGTGGTATGCGTTGAGGTCTTGACCAAGCTCTGGGGTCCACTTAGCCTTGAGCTTCTTGGTCTGAGCGGTAACTGCGATAGAATCGACCTTGATGTCGATCTCAGGGATTTCCGTAGAGCCCTCAAGACCCCAAGGAGCGTTACCGCGAACAGCGCCAAGGTCGGTGTTCGCGCCAGCCTGGAATGCGTCAGCAATTGGGTAAGAGAAATCGAAGTCAGCAGTTAGTCCAGTCCCCGCTGCGACTGATGTTGTGTCCTTTTCCGTAACGAAGAAAAGATCAACAGTTGCACTTCCAGAGGCGCGGGTTAGACGGCGAATCTGTGAAGTGTTGGCAGAAGTAATAGCGGAAACATCAGTAAGATCACTCAACTGATCTACGGCACCAGAGATAGCTGCTAAGTTGTCATAGTCTAGGTTAGCCCAGAAGCCAGCAGTTTCTAGAGCAGTAGCAGCCTGTGGAATCATAACCTTTAGAACGTAAGGTCCAGCAGCAGAAGAAGATAGTGCTAGAACATCAGCATCATACTGAATGTCTGCGTTCTGTGCGTCGGTTCCTGCTCCAATCTCCCAGCCTTCAAATCCAATTCCTGTTGCAGAAGATGAGACAACAGAAGAGCCGGTTGGGCTAGCGTAGGCGTAACCGCGAGCAGAGGTGCGGGGACCAGAAAGGTCGCCGCCACGAGCGTCAACAAGATCAACACCGCCGGTAATAGCAGAGCCAACCTGATCGGTACCGTAGATGGACTTGCCATAGGTGTTGCCCATACGACCATCACCAGTGGCGGTACCAGTTCCAAGATCACTTGAGAAAGTGAAGTCGAGGAAGAAGATGAGACCAGAGGGAAGGCTCATGGGCTGAACGCTGACGAGATCGTTGGCGATAAGACCAGCGAAAACGCGGCGAACGATGGGGAATGCGACGGCAGCAAAGCCTTCGACATCACCAGAAGCCATGGAAGTGCTCTCACGGAGTAGTTCCTTGGCTTGGTTCTCAAGGAGACGAGCCATAGAGTTGGACTGACGCTCATCCTCTAGACCCTCTAGGAGACCAGTTTTCTTCCACTTGGTGAGAAGTGCGTGGGACTCAGCACGCATATCGCGGTTGACTACACCCTCGGTGAGTCTTTCAACAATACTAGACATAATGAATAAACCTCCTTATAAATTGTTATTCTAAACCTGCTAGTTTACGCATTCTCGCTTGGAAGGGATCCGCTGTGGGCTCTTCCTTGCGGGATGCACGGATAATGGAAGTTGGACGGGTGATTGCTTCGCTTAGTGATTGTGGTCCTCTCGCGGGAGTGGACGCCACTGTGCTTTGAAGGGTCTCGTGGATTGTCTTCGCTTCCTCAACCGAACCAGCCTTAGAAATCGCTTCGACAATTCTTTCTTTTTGTCGCTCATTCAGGGAGGAATTTCTTAGCGTGCGGTTGGTGTAAAGGAGACGCGCATTACTAAGATTTACATCCTGCACGTTTTCCTTAAGTGAGTTAACTACATCTTGGTAGTTAGAAAGATTTTCTTTTAGTTTCTTGTTCTCGAACACTAGCTCTTCTTGAGCCTTCTTGAGTGCTTCGAGTTCTTCTGCGACTTCGGTGCTGCGGCGGTGCGCCATTTCTAATTCCATCTGGTGTTTCATGTCTTCGCTGGAACGACCAGCCCAACCAGAGAGTGTAGCACCCATGTCTACAGTTAGTTTTTCCATAATTGCATCAAGCATGTCATCGGAGAGTTCTTCGTAGAGATCTTCGTCTTCTTCCTTACCCTCTCGATAAGGCTTTCCTTGGTTATAAAAGTCCTCTTCGCGCCCGCGCTTGACACGTTCTTCAGCATCTCTCTTTCTTCTCCTCTTAGCCATTGCCATTTTAAACGGGTCGTCGTGGCGATCATAGGGGTGCGGCTGGTCTTCGTATCCTTCTTCGAGTTCTTCTTCATCTTCTTCAGAAAGCATAGAAGCAACCATTTCCATAATGGACTCTTCGTCAAGTTCAAGTTCTTCATCCATAGGCTCTTCATCAGTGGCGGGAGAACAATTAGATTCTTCTAGTTCTTCCTCAACACCCTCGCGAAGTTGCTTTAGAGCCTCGGCAAGTTCGGCAAAGTCAACAGTAACCTCTGTCTCGTCGCCTTCGTTTACACCGTCGAGTTCAGCAACGTCTTCTGTGAAAGCGTCGGGGACACCTTCGGCAATCTCGTCTGCTTTGACTTCCTCTTCCATAGCGCCTTCGGCGTCGGCAGAGGGCTCGTCACCACCTAGAAGGGCACCAAGCTCATCCTGCTCTAAGAGTTGGTTGAGGGTTGACTTGACCTCTTCTGAATACTTGTCGATAATGGTGGCTTCCGCGTTTTTCATTGCGGCTTCCTTCAACGCCTTGGCGTCTACGATTGCTTGCTCTAATAGTGAAGACATTAACAAAAACTCCTATAATAATAGTTTTTCAATCTAACTAGTAACAATAAATAGTAAAAGCACTAGAAAGAACCGCTTTTAGCGATAATAGCCCAGCCATAATTCGATCCACCAAAGTCTGCGGCAACGATTTCCATAAACGCGCCCTGTGGTGTTAGATCCTTTGTTGCAACACTATCGATTGTGTCACTACCAGAGACATGAACTTCGCCTGTTCCTGTTCTCTTGATTGTTAATGTAAGTCCGACAAGATCAGAGGAAATTGTTGGAAGACTGGCAGTAGCAACAGAAGAATTATTCATTATTACTATTTCATCTCCGCTTACTACTGAATAACTTGCAGTTTGAACTGTTATGGCGTGAACTCTATCAGCGGTTGTCATGGTGCCAGTAACAACAAGCTCTTGATTTATTGTTACTTTGTTACTGTCGAACGTAGTATTATTGGTATCGAGAGTTATTACATCTTCTGTGTAGTGCCCTATTATCAATTCAGAACCCGCAGTCGTTGTTCTAATCTTGAAATTCTCAGCAGAAGTTCCAAATATTTCCGCATACTTGAAGCCGTTATTTCTAAACTCAACATAAGAAGCTGAATTCTCAATCTTATCTAAGGTAAGGACTGTATTGTCTACACCATCACCTTCGATTTTTAAATCACCGATAAGGTGTAAAGAAGACTCTGGAGTTGTTGTGTTTATTCCTACTCTGTTCTGAGATGAAGAAACAAAGATCGTATTGTCTTGGACGGACTGATCTGAATCGTTACCGATGAATAGATAACCCTTGTCCAAGTTTGGTGTTGCATTTGTTCTACCTGCACCACCAACTCTGATAAGACCAGACGCATCGACCTTTGCAACCTTACCGATGTTTTGTAGTAGATTGCCAGAACCAGTCGGGGCAACGTTGGTGTAGCTACCAGAAACACCACCAGAACCGGTCTGAACGTAAAGTGTATCTCCGAGAGAGAAGGTAGATGTGTCTACCCCATTTAGCCTACCAAACGTTGCGATCCTAACTGGCTGTCCGTTTGGAATTGAACCATCAGCAACAAAACCAAACGCTGGCATCTTGGCTGGATCATCACAAGCAGCGAGAGCAACTGTAGGTCTATTTCCTGACACACCTTTTACATAAACAACGTCACCTTTTGTAAGGGTAGTGCCTTCATCATTAACACCAGTAAAAGCAATAGCGCCGTTCATGAAGTTAAAGAAAGCATTTTCGTATCTTGTGTCTTCTTCTCCAATGTCGTACTGCTCGTCGGCTAGTGGAACAATGTTCGTTGTTGATGTCGTACCGTTAAGAATAGTTGAGCCAGTGACGGCAAGAGTGTTAGAACCAAACGTTAGATTAGATGAAGCACCAAAGTCACCACCATCGTTGAACTGTATTTGGGTGTCTGCACCTGCGGCTGAAAATGTTGTGGTATTGTCTAGGTATGTGGTTAGGCTTGAGAATGAAAACTTTTTGTTTTGTGAAGCATCATCATCATACATAAGGAATAGGTCATCGCCATGTATGTCAACATTAGTCAATTCACCTAGCGTCGAAGCATGTACTTTAAGTCCGCCAACGCCAACTTGAAGACCAGAAGCTGTGTCTAAGTTTAGTTCTAGATTGTTTGCTAGATCTCTCAAGCCATTTCCATAGTTGAGACTTGAAGGTCCAATATTTGTTAGACCATTGCCATCGCCTTGAAATGCTGATGCCGAAACATTAGCAGAAGCAGTTACATCTCCGGTTACTGTCAATGAAGAGCCATCAAATAATAAATTGGCTTCACCCTGAACTGTTGTAGAATCAACGGATGTAATAATTCTGTTGTCTCCAGATGAGTTGTATGTGTCAATAGGCGGGCTTGTAAGTCCAGATAGTTGTGAGCCATCACCATAAAAGATTGAGGCAGAGAGTCCAGAAGACGCTGTTACCATTTGGGAGAAAGTCTTTGTTCCTCCGATAGTCTGATCGGTATGGTCGTCAACCATATCTTCAATTGTGCCCTGTGTTGGTCCGCTGAACTCAACATTTCCCTTAATAACGTTATAAGCCATACAAAATTCCTTTTGTTTTGTGTTCTCAATAAATAGTGTGAAAAAGAGAAACCCTCCGCGATGGGAGGGTTTCTACAAAGTTTGGTGTCAGAGACTAGAAGATGTTGAAGTTTCCACCACCAACATAGATAACACCTACAGCACCACCATCGGACTCAATTGATATTTGTCCCTGCTGATCGATAAGGTCTCCGCCACTGGCAGAAACAAAAAGTGTATTTCCATCAAGGTTTCCTGCCTTAACATAGAAGATCTGACCTACTGAAACACCAGAGCTTGCTGGAAGGATTCTTGTAATATTTCCAGTCTGCGGTGAAGCATTTGAGTAATTAAAACCACCTGATAATTGGGTGTTAACTGTAATACCGTGCCCGGTTGTATCAATAACGTCAGTTGCAGCATTTAGGGTTCCTGCTGAAACTGAAAGACCAGTTCCCTCAAAGTTACTGATAACTGAGTTGCCGCCAACTTGAATACTTGCACCAGCGATAGTGCCATCAGTTGAAACAGAACCACCGGAGATAGCACCTGAGCCAGAGATTGTGGTTGCGCCACCAAGAGCGCCAGCAAGTGTTAGTCCGCCTGATGATAGTGTTGCAGAACCATCGGTCAAAGAACCACCAGTGACAGCGCCATCAGTTGAGACAGAGCCGCCAGAAATAGCACCAGAGCCTGAAATTGTGGTAGCACCACCAAGAGCACCAGCAAGCGTTAGACCGCCTGCGGTTAATGTTGCAGAACCATCAGTTAAAGAGCCGCCTGTGACCGCGCCATCGGTTGTAAAAGAGCCACCAGTTATGGCACCTGAGCCGGAAATTGTAGTTGCGCCAGCGATAGCACCTGCCTGTGTAATGCCGCCATTTGAGGCGTCGAGGGATGCGACAGTAACATCCTCTTCAAATGTTGTGGAGCCGCTTAGAGTGGCGGATCCTAGCTGAAACTTGTAAGCCATTTAATGTTTTCCTCCTGAACCACTTCTTTGTAAATTTATTGAGTGTTCTCAATAAGTAGTCAATAGAAAAAAGGATGCCCCCCTATAAAGGGAGGCACCCAAGATAAATCTGAATCTAGTCAGAAGATTAGATTAGATAATTGCCCAGATGTTGTTGGCAGCATCAGCAACTATGAGGGTAACAGCACCGCCGCCAGACTCGATGTCTATAGAAGTATCTGTTGGTCCATCAATTGTGTCTGTCACGCCGTCAACGGTAGCACAAGCAACAGTAACCTTACCATCACCAGATAGTGGAGCAACCTTGACCATTACAACTCTACCAGCATCAGCAGTGCTGATTTTTGGTAGTGTAACAGTTACAGTGCTGCTGATTGAGCCGCCAGACTGGAAGTTCAATCCGTATTCAGCGACAGCGTTGCTAATTCCAATGCTCTTAACACTGTGCTGGGCTGTGAGAACACCACTGCTGAAGCTTAGACCATCACCAGCGATTGAGCCACTGACAGCGATAGCACCAGCATCAATGTCGATAGCAGCGCCAGCAGAGAAGTGAGCGCGGACCTCAGAAGCAGATGGGCCTGTGTAAGTTAGAACACCAGTGCTTGAGTCGTAAGCCATAGAGCCGTCACCACCATTATCTGTAACAGAGACAGCAGCGCGAGCACGAGCGTCAGTGAAGTAAAGGTTAGAAGAACCTTCGCCAAGAGCGTCAGTGTCCTTGGTGGCAACCCAAGCATCAGCAGAGCCAGAGAACTCACCAACCTGAACGTAATCTTCAGCTAGTTTACCATCAGCAATAGCACCAGCAAGCATGGCGTTGGTAACACCGAGATCTGCAATTGAAAGCTCGGTTGCCTGAATGTCGAGACCACCGTCAGACTTTAGGTCAAGTGAGAACGCGCCGTCAGCAACGTCAAGACCGTCGCCAGCAGAGAAGTGAGCGCGGACCTCAGAAGCAGATGGACCTGTGTAAGTAAAGACACCAGTGCTTGAGTCGTAAGCCATGGAGCCGTCGCCGCCAGCATCTGTGACAGAAACAGCACCGCGAGCGCGAGCGTTGGTGAAGTAAAGGTTAGAAGAACCTTCGCCAAGAGCGTCAGTGTCCTTGGTGGCAACCCAAGCGTCAGCAGAGCCAGAGAACTCACCAACCTGAACGTAATCTTCAGCTAGTTTGCCATCAGCAATAGCACCAGCAAGCATGGCGTTGGTAACACCGAGATCGGCAATTGAAAGCTCGGTTGCCTGAATGTCGAGACCACCGTCAGACTTTAGGTCAAGTGAGAACGCGCCGTCAGCAACGTCAAGACCGTCACCAGCAGAGAAGTGAGCGCGAACCTCAGAAGCACTTGGTCCAGTGTAGGTTAGAACACCAGTGCTTGAGTCGTAAGCCATAGAACCGTCGCCGCCATTATCTGTGACAGAGACAGCGGCGCGAGCGCGAGCGTCAGTGTAGTAAAGGTTAGAAGAACCTTCGCTGAGAGCGTCGGTGTCCTTGGTGGCAACCCAAGCGTTAGCAGAGGCAGAGAACTCGCTAGCGTTGATTGCGACTGCACCATCTGTGATGTCAATCATCTCACCACCAGAGAAGTGAGCGCGAACCTCGGAAGCAGATGGACCTGTGTAGGTTAGAACACCAGTGCTTGAGTCGTAAGCCATGGAGCCGTCACCACCAGCATCAGTAACTGAAACAGCACCGCGAGCGCGAGCGTCGGTGTAGTAAAGGTTAGAAGAACCTTCGCTGAGAGCGTCGGTGTCCTTGGTGGCAACCCAAGCATCAGCAGAGCCAGAGAACTCGCCAACCTGAACGTAATCTTCAGCTAGTTTGCCATCAGCAATAGCACCAGCAAGCATGGCGTTGGTAACACCGCCATCCACGATCTGAAGTTGGTCTGAGCCATTAACTTCGATAGATGAGTCATCGACACTAACATCGAAAGTGACAGTATCAGCACCGTCATTGAAAGTTTTGCTAAGAGCAGAACCAGCGGTAACAACTGCGTTGATACCATCAGACATAGAGTCTGCGGAGATGGCACCGCTAAGAGCGGTTGCGTCAATAGCACCGCCTAGCTTGGCATCACCCTTTTGAAATTTGTAAGACATTAATATAATCCTCCTAAGTAATGTCAATAGGAGAAGATATA